CTACAATTTTTGCAATTCATCTAATGCTTTTTGTGTCTCGATACTTCGTTTCTTATCAAGCAAGTGAGTATAAACAGACAACGTTATATTGACATCGGCATGACCTAATCTCTCACTGACGTATTGAATGGCGATGTCTTTAGATAACAAGTAACTAGCATGTGTATGCCGTAAACCGTGGAACGTTATTATCTTACTATCGTTCTTCTCTAAATACCGCCTTAGTTGCTTGTTCACGGCATTGTTAGTCGGTGGTAGACCAGTTGTGCTTTCAAAGGCGTAACGCTCACCAAACGTCCAACTTTTAGCTAATTCCATGATGTCATGCGGCATATCAATGACACGGTTTGAAGTCTTTGTTTTCGTAGCTTTAAATTCTTGGTCATTTGCTTGCCACGACTTGTTGATGTTTATCGTGTTGTTATCAAAATCAAAGTCATCTTTTGTTAGTCCTGCTATTTCAGCATAACGAGCGCCTGAATAAATAGCAATCAAAATCATGTGGCTAGTTGTTGCGTCGCTTTCTTTTACTGATTGGATAAGTTTTTCAAGTTCGTCATTTTCAAGAAATTTTAGATCGCTGCTCTTGCTTTCTTTAGCAGCATAAGTTTTAGCATTTCTTGTAAAGTCTTTGCTGATGTAGTCTTCATCAACAGCATATCTAACGAACGCGCTGATGATGTTTTTAACATGAGACACAGACGACCATACATGTGTAGCGCCATAGTCGTTGATAAGTTTTTGAAAGTCGGCTGATGATATTTCCGACAAGTGTTTATCTGGCCAGTAAGCTCTGATTACTTTTGAAATGGCGGTATACCACGCTTTACTTTTAGTTTCCAGTTGTGGTTCTTTGAAAACAGCGTACCACTCATCGAACATATCGCCGATGATACCGTCTTTTTTTGTCAATTGGTTGTTTATTTTCTGGTTTTCGATACCGATAGCCCATTTATTAGCTTCTGACTTTGTACCGAACCCTGACTTAGTTTTTCGTTTTCTTTTACCGTCTTGAATAACAAAAACATTAGCCGTCCAAGTCTTACCGCGTTTGTAGATTGACGCCATATTAAAAGCCTCCTTTAAAAGAGGGCTTACATCTGTTATAATTTAATAGAACGCCCCGTGCGTTTATGTTATATAGCACACCCTGTTCTTAGTCCGATGGGGTGTGCTTTTTTATTTTGTGATAGTAGTCTACAGTTGTAGATTAGTGGTATAATATACAAAAAGTACACCTGAAAGGATTTACAATGTCTACAGAAGAAAAGATGAATATTGTACAATTCATTATTCGACTTCAGAACCCATCTTACTCTCACGAACAAGCTAAAAATGGAGCCATAAAGGTTTACCAACAAGGATTATTGGATGCAATGATTGATGATATGAAACGATTAGGAGCATTAACGAAGGAAGAGAGGCAACGTATTGTTAATGATAGTGAAATGATGATTATGACGTAAAGAACATTGTTTGTTTAGTATCTACAATATCATGTGTTTCTGAATCAATTAGATTGATTTTAAAAGTTTTTTCGCTATTCTTTTCCAATACTTTAAACGCAGATGTTATGTGTACCATAAATCCTCGTTTGTGCAATCCTATTTTATAAGAATCTCTCAAATCGTAAACTTGTTCTATTTCCAGCTGGTTATTTATGTAGTATTGAATTGTTGGTTTCATACCGTCTTCGATTACAAACGCAGCGTGAATCTGTAATTCAAAATTTTCTAACTGGTCACCGTCAATTGTTATGTTTTGAATTGGTTGCATGTTATTTAATGATATAAACATAGTGTTAACTAAACCATACATTGCCATTTTATATTTACTCCTTATTTGATTCGTAGTCATCAACGATTCTTGAATTTGAATCACCAGTTACGTTAATTGATGATATTGGATAGTCACTACCAATAGTGATAAAGGTACTGCCGGCTGTCGATGAGTTACTGTTTGATTGTGTATTTGACATGTTTTGCTCACCAAAAGTTTTTTGCGAAACTTCCCCGTGCTGTTCAATGTGCTTGTTGACGGTTTTTTGCCAAGCTTCTAGTTCAGTGAAATATTTAATACCTAAGAATGCAAGCCATACTACTGCAGTTATGAAAGTTGCAAGGCCGGCAGAATCAGCAGCCGATAGCTTTAAAAAAGCGCCGATTCCCCAGCCGACAACCCAAATAAATATTTCTCTAACATATTTCATAAAATCACCATGTTATTATCTCCTAAAGCGCATTACGCGCTTTTTATTCTGTCTTATTTTAAAGACTTCATTGTCTATTATGTACACCCGCAAGGGCATGTGTTAATCATTCAAGTGTTGGATTGCGTAGTTTGCTTCTTCAGGTGTAAATTTCTCACCAGCTTCTGATGTGAGCTGATCTCGAATTGCATCTGTAGACATTTGCATTTGGCTTTGATAAGACTTGGCTTTGTTGAGAGCATTTTTGTTGAAGTCGGCTTTCATGTTATCTATTGCATATTGTGCTGCATCAGCAGGGAACTTTTCACCAGCTTGTGAAGTTAGTTGATCATATACGCCGGCTTTTGACATACTCATAGTATTAGCGTATGCGTTCGCTTTTGCTAATGCAGCCGTGAATTCTGCAGAAACCTTTGGTTTTTCGCTTGAACTGCTTGTTGCTTCTTGACTGCTTTGGGTGCTCGTTTTGGTTTGGTTATCAGTTGAGTTCGTTTTAGCACTGTCGCTACCACTGCCAATGTTGCTTAGGGTAGCAATAACAACAATGACCGCTAAAATGATGAACCAAACGCGCTTATAAAACGGTTTCTTCTGAACGTAAACATTACCGTTCTCATCAACAATCTTCTTCGCCATAAAAACTCTCCTTAGCCTTTTAATGTGGTTGCTTATCACATAGCCTAATTATATTACAAAATCTCTTGAAGAATGTTCGATCCATACTTGTCTTACTAAATGCTCCATGGATAATGGTAGTCCTAGAGCGTACATAACCTCAATATAGTTAGGAACATAGCTATCTTCAATCGTGTCAAAGAAAAGGTTTAACGCGAACAAGTGGGCGTTCTTTTCTTCATCTAATTTAGCAAGTGGTGAGAATGCGTATATTTGTTGGTTAGCGTTTTTTCCTATTGTATGAAAAATCTCGTGAGCCAATATGAATAACGGTGAGATGTTCGACTCATAGGCATCATTCATGATTATCGTATTCCTTTTTGGAAATGAAAAAGAGGGATCAGTCGCTTCAGCAGCAATGTGTCTAATCTTTATATTATATTTGCTGACGACATCGTCAATCTTTTCTGAGTAAAGGCTCAAATCGTATTCATATCTGTCCATATATTAATCATCTTCTTCACTTAATAATTCGATAATAATACGCTTATACTTATCAGAAATTGGTTTTCCATCGAATGCCAGCATAATATCTTGTTCAATGGCTTTTTTTATGTCCACTTCAGTCGGCTTATTATTTGCTAATGAAGGATTCATCTCATCGGTACGACCTAATAGGTAGTCAGTTGATACATGGAGTACGTCAGCGACTTTTTGTATGGTAGAGGGTTTTGGTTCGTGTTTATCCCATTGATAAATGCCTGATTTTGAAATTCCGACTTTATTAGCCAACGATTCCATGGACATCCCACGCTTTTTAGCAATTTCTTTTGTTCGAGATAATAGTGTCATATTGGGTTTTCTCCTTTAAAGAACAAGAAAAGTTTAACAAGTTAGAAAAAAGTGTTGCAAAGTCTAACTTGTTGTACTATACTTATTCTTGTAAGTTAATAGCGCAAACAAAAAACAGTTATATTTATCAATCTTGGCGGAGGGATAAGCAATAACAACGTTTATTTTGATGTGTTTACTTTGTCATTATAGTCCAACTTATTAGACTTGTAAAGTTAAACTTACAAACATTTCTACAGTAAACAATACAAGGAGGTAACCATGAGCGTACAAGAAGCAATTCAAACACTTGAAGAAGAACGATTTAAATTCTCACTTCATTTGAAAAAGAAGCGGCTGAAGCCTCGTATGCTTGCACCAGTAATTGGTAAGTCTGAATCATATGTTCGACAACTTTTATCTGGCGCAGCGACAGGTGACGCAGCTAAAGAACATTTAAAAACGCTGTTTGAGTTTACAGACTATGACGGCGAAGGGTGGTTGTGAAGGAGGAAACACATGAACGAAAAAACTGGAATATATTTCTACAAGAATATATTCGGACAAAACAAATACATCGCTACGACCTCAAGCAATTCAGTGTGGGGCGTAGACATGAAATTTAGCGATGCAAAAGATCGTCTAAAAAAAAGAGTCCCTAAACTTAATTTAGGGACTTATCTATTAATTGATGGGACCGTTTTCAAACTTTAAAAGCCCATTGTCTTATCGATCATGTGATTTAAAACGCCGGTTCCAATTCGTGAAAGTATTCCAATTGATACACTTTCGAGCTTGTTTGCCACAGTTTTTGTTTTTGACCACACCTCTTTGTCGCGGATAGTATCTAGAAACTCGTGTCCTTCCCAAGTGAGCATACCGGTAGAAAAATCTACAAGATCGTTATTCATAACTACTGGGTTTGAATGCAAATAATTTGTTTCAGAAAGTTTCAGCAAGGTGTACTTAGTCGTATCTTGGTCATATTCTGTAAGGCTCTTTGCATTATAGAAATCATTCAGTCTGAAAAAATTATTAAACTCTAGTTCCGACTCTACAAAAATGAGTATATCTCTGACTGCATCTGGATTTAATCTCATCATTCTTCTCCTTTCAAAATACTAGGCGCTGCAACGCCAGTAAACAAAGGATAGCACTTAAATCACATTAGAACATTAGAAAGGTAAACCAATGATGAAATTTATATTGTTTTCGATATTAGTTCTAAACATTATCCATATTATTCAAATTGAATTTATCAACCGAAAATGACTTAGTTTTTTTAAATCCTTTGATACGATGATCAGCCGTTAGTTCAATAGTATCGGGGTCGTGATTTAAATAAACACGGATATTAAATTTTTCACCAGGCAATAATACACTTGGTTTTTCAAAGTATATCCTGTCATCTATTGGTGGAATAAATTGACGGAAGTCATAGGGGGATTGTTCTTGCATTTCAAAAATTTTTTTGTCGTATTGAACGATATCTAAGTCTAATGGTGTTAATTCTTGACCATTTAAGTACATCTTTAGGTCAATAATCTTTAAAACTCTGGTTGAAGTATTGATGACGGAAAAAGAAAACAAAATCTGTCCTCTTGATAATTCGGATTCAAGCGAAGTGATTTCTAAGGAGTATTTGTCTAACCAGTTTGTTCTCCAAATAGAATATATGGATGTTGCAAGAGCTAAAAGGGCAATAAGGGTATCGATGGTGAATTGAAATTTCAAAATTTTGACCTCACAAAAGTCATCTTAATAAAGTATAGCAAAAAGGAGAAGGTACTATGACATTAGAAGTACAGGTATTTGACAACCTTAAAGTCAAAGAAGAAAACGGACAAGTTTTGTTCGATGCAGAATCAGCAGCATTTGGAATCGGGCTTATCAAAACCTCTAAAGGCCAACAATATGTCCGTTGGGAACGAGTTAATGAATATCTGGGGTTGTCCACTTCTGGACAACTTGTAAAACGTGGAGACTTCATCACCGAACCACAACTTTACAAATTAGCGATCAAAGCGAATAGCGCACAAGCCGAAAAGTTTCAAGATTGGGTCACGTCAGAGGTGCTGCCGGCAATTCGCAAGCATGGCACATACATGACAGATCAGACAATCGAAGAAGTCTTAACAAATCCAGACACAATCAGTCGATTGGCAACAGATTTAAAGAATGAGCGTCGAGAAAAACTTATGCTTGCACAACAAGTTACTGAATTGAAGCCCAAAGCAGATTACACGGACTTGATTCTATCTAACAAGACGTTAGTCACAATCACTTTTATCGCAAAAGATTACGGTATGAGCGGACTAGCAATGAACAAGTTGCTGCATGATTTAGGCGTCCAATACAGTCAATCAGGCGTGTGGTTGTTATACGCAAAACATCAGACAAAAGGGTGGACTCAATCAGAAACAACCGAAGTCGTACGAAAAGATGGCTCGAAGAAACTTGTGATGAACACCAAGTGGACACAAAAGGGGCGACTTGGCTTGTATGAACTATTGAAAGACAACGGATACTTGCCATTGATTGAGCAAGACCAACCAGCATAGGAGCAGTTATGAAAATCAGTTATAAAGACCGGACAGGTAACCAAATGTTTTATTCTTGGGCGAATCCTGAAAATCCGCAAGAAGGCGACTTATGGATACCGGAAAGTGATCACTTGTATGAATACACAAATGGCGCTTGGGTAACGTTAGTTAGTCCTAGCCGTGTACCAAATGACGATTTGTTGGCATTGCCACAAAAGACTTCAGGAACTCACTTAGCAGTTCTGCCGCTATATCTGGGTATCCTAGCCTTCCTGATAATATTGATGCTTCTTTTAATGACTCTATGATGATTAAATCAAAAGATTCAGAGGCCAGTATGGCGTAGTGCTCATATTTTTTATAATCTTCACCTTCTCGATAAAAGAAATCGTCACTTGACATTAAAAATTGGTGCAATTTAGGTCCGATTGTTTTTGGGACATACGCAATATTATTTCTAAGCAAAACATGTAGTCTGTTATCAACATTTACTCGGCCTTTGAATTGGAAGCTTCCTTGTTTAGAAGCGCCGACGGATCTGCCGTAGGAAATAATAGATAGTTGATAATGCGTGAGTAAACCCATTAACGGGGCATAGTAATTTTTATAGGCTTCCTCTTGGTTTTCCAATTGATGTTTCTTAGATACAGAAAAGTAATAAGCACAGGCGGCAGCTAAAAAAGGTGTGAAGAAGGCTACAAGAATCGTAATTATCTGGATTTTCATATTTGTCTTTCTTTCGTTATGAGTTGGGTAATCTAACTTGTAATTCAAGAATACCACCACGCAAACAATAAAACATTAGAAAAGGAGGCGCTTATGCCAATGTTTGAAAGCAGGAGCTACCTGCAAAAAGAAATCATTGATAAGAATCATCTCGACATGCACTTAGCAACATTTTATAAATTTCTCAAACGTGAGAAAAACTTTCCAAAGCCATTCTTTGTTAGTGGCAACCGAAAGAAATGGGACGGCACAGCAATTCAGTATTGGCTTGATAAAAAGTCAGGGAGGTAACACATGGGACTTTGGGTAACACAAGTTTTGGGACTGGTATTCTTTACCATCGCAGTGGCATTTCTTAGCTTTAGTGTTGGCTATCAAATACGGAAAGACGAGGAACGTCATGAGCGTAAGCGACGCAGTAGAATTTTATAAGCCGGATGCAGCATACCAAAATGTGACTTGGCATCTGGATCTGGTGAGTGAATTAGACTTCACGAAAGAAGCATGTGAGTTCGATTCACATGAAGATGCACAGTCCGCATGGCAAGACAACATCGACCTGATTGAATTGAAGATTAAGCAACTACAAACCATGCTAGATGAAGTAAGTTCACAACCAATTAGAACGGTGGTGGACTGATGAAGAGACTTAGAGAGCTACGGCTTGAAAACGCTGAGACACAGCTTGATTTATCCGTTGAGTTAGACTTCGACGCACAAGAAATATCAAGGTATGAACGTGGCGTTGTCTCACCAAGTCTGCAGCGATTAATTACGATAGCCGATTACTTCGATGTATCAATTGACTATCTTGTGGGGAGATCAGATGAACGTTAATTACGACCTAATGTTAGCAAACGTCAAAGGCGACCTTGCTAAAGCAGAAATTGAACTGAAATTGTTTAAGACAAACACAAGTATGTCGATTAACGGAAAGTTACGAAAAGACACAATCCGTGACATGACAAACTGGACACGAACGCTTAAGCGACGTGTTGAGAGTTTAGGAAAGGAGATGAGAGCGTAAGTGGCACAGAGAAGAATGTTCAGTAAAAAAGTTACTGACACAGATACGTTTCTAGATATGCCGTTATCTTCTCAAGCATTGTATTTTCACCTTAATATGCATGCTGATGATGACGGATTCATAGATAACACGAAAACAATTCAAAGAATGATTGGATCAAGCGAAGATGATCTGAAATTACTAACAGCTAAGCAATTTATTTTCCCATTCGAGACAGGCGTTGTTGTCATAAAAGATTGGCTGGTTCATAACTACATTCGGAAAGATACATATAACAAAACGATGTATCCAAACGAGTTAGAACAGCTTCAAGTCAATGATTCTGGGCAATACGAAAATCAAAAATTTGTCACGTCGACGGAACGTCCACGGCTCGTAGACGACACGTTGACACAGGTAAGGTTAGGTAAGGATAGGTTAGGTAAGGATAGTAAAGATATATTGTCCGGTTCTGACGAACCCGACAGCAAGAGTATTCAAAAATCAGAACGTGATCAAATGTTTGAAACCATTTGGAAACTCTATCCAAAGAAATCTGGTAAAGCAAATGCCAAGAAAGATTTTGATAAAGCAATTAAATCAGGTGTTGATCCTGAATTGATTAAATCAAAACTTGAAGAGTATTTGAAACAGATCAAAGCTAAACAAACACCACAGCAATTCATTAAGCAGGGTTCGACTTGGTTCCACCAATCTGGTTGGGAAGATGAATATGACTTCACACCAGAAGTACGTCAGACAAATGGTTATGGTAGACAGAAACGTGAAGCCGTAGTACCTAAATTCCTGAAAGGATAAGCCATGGATAAATGGATAGGAGAGTATGTTAAGTCAGCTATCAGTTTAAAGGCATCAGGTGTTCGCACAACGGACGAGGGACGTAGTTATGTACAAATAGATGTCCAAGAGTTGGGCGCACGTCTAAAGGAAAATGGTGGCCTTGTAGAGATGATGAAGTATGTCGAGCGAACGTCAGAATTTACGATCAAGTCAGTTTGGGAAGCTTCACCAATAGCAATCCAAACACTGATTGATATGAGAGCAGAAAAAAAACGCCTAACGGATGCCACCGTTAAGCGCTAGGTATAAATCAGATAAAAAATAATTTATACCGTAATTTTAGCAAGGAAAACGGAGTAAAGCAAATGACAAATGATGTAGTGGTTAGCAACCTACAAGTAACAAAGTTAACACCAGCGGTTATTGAAGCACCAAATCTTGATGATTTAGTAGCAAACACAGACAAGATGTTAGCCAAGTATCGTGAGTTTCCAGTGTCTGAAGAAAGCTATGACACGGCAAAACAACAACGATCATTATTGAATGCAACGATCAAGGATATTGCTGATCAACGCAAAAAGATTGAAAAGGAACTGTTGGGTAATTGGGCTGAGATTAAACCAAAGATGATGTTGATTGAAAAGGCCGGTAAAGCAGCATCTGACTTGATGAAGGATCAGATGCTACCAGTCGAAAATGAACGCAAGGAACGTCGCAAGGCAGTTGTGATGAATGATGTCACGGTATTGGCTAACGATCAAGGTGTTGATTGGGCCCGCATTCAATTCAATGAGAAGTGGCTCAATAAGACATACAGCCGTAACGACATGATCAAAGAAATCGATGCTCAAATTGTTCAGCTGAAAAAAGATGATGAATTGTTAGCATTGCAAACAAACCAGATTGAGATTGAAGCAAGTGGATTAGGAATTGATCCAACACCATATCTCTCAATGTTGGGGCTAAGAGACTTCGCAGACATCAAAGCGCAGATGCATCGTGATGATGAAATCAAGAATGCACGAGAAGAAGCGCGTATTGCTGCTGAACAAGCTCGCAACGAAACATCAGCAAAGGCGGAACAAGTACGTGCAGAAAATGCACAACAAGTCGGCGACAAGCTAGTTGATGAAAATGGTGAAGTGATTCAGGCACCACAACCAGTTGTTGAAAAGACATACGACCGAACACTCTATATTGTCGGTGCAACTCGTGAACAGCTTAAAAGCTTGGCAGACTATATGAAAGCGAACGGTATTGCGTTCAGGGGTGAGAAATGACTGAGTTTAGTAATTTATACGAAGCACTAGCCGAAACACAGAATAATATCGAGCAACCTAAAAAAGATGCTAGTAATCCGATGTTCAAATCGAGCTACGTGACATTAGATGCGGTTATCAATGCGATCGTTAAAGCGCGTAAAGCATCTGGTGCAAAGTTCTTTTTCACAAACGTTGTGGAAGACGACCACATGATCACTCGGATTATTGGATACGATACAACGCTGGACTTAAAAGGTTCAAAAGTTGCTGATGATCTTGGTAACCGTGGGACAAACTCAGCGCAGGCAGAAGGGTCAGCCTTGACGTATGCAAGGCGTTATAGCTTGTCCATGGCATTTGGGATAGCAAGTGATGTTGAATGATGGCAACGGTGCAAGTGGGTCAAATCGCAAGCCAGCCACACCTAAGACAATCTCACAGGAAAAAGTAACATTACTGGAAAAGCTAATCGCAGATACATCGCAACTTAGCGGACAAGACATGATGACATTTACGCTAAAGGCAGCGAACGTTTCGGCACTAAAGTTTGTGACAGAAGAAAACTACAAACCATTACTAGCAAAAGTCACCGAGTGGCATAAGAAAGCAGAGGAAAAAGCAAATGAACCAAGTTAATTTAACAGGACGACTAGCAAAAGATGTTGAAGTGCGTTACACACAATCGGGTAAAGCAGTGGCCAGCGGATCTATTGCGGTTAATCGGCGGTTTAAGTCGGAAGGTCAACCAGATGCAGACTTCATCAACTTCGTTATGTGGGGGAAACCTGCAGAAAACTTTGCGAATTTTACACATAAGGGGTCACCTGTCGGTATGGGTGGCGAATGGCAGACACGAAATTATGAAAACAACAGCGGACAACGTGTCTACGTTAATGAATTAAACGCCACAAGTTTTGACCTATTGGAACCGAAAGGTGGGGCAACTAAACAACCGACCCAAATGAATAATGCTGATCCATTTGCAAATAGCGACAACGGCAAAATGGAATTTGATGACTCACAACTACCGTTCTAAGAAGGTAGTGCCATGAAAGAATTTCAGGCATACCCGATCAAGAAAGATGGACGAGACATCACATTCAGGTTTCGTGATGAAGAAGACGCGAATAAATTTCAGTCGACATTCAATCTGTTTAATCAGACATTGATTGAAATCCAAGTGAGAGATGACCGTGAAATCACTGCTAAGCAACGACGGTTCATTTACGCAATGTTCAATGACATTTCAAAGTGGTCAGGCGATGCACCGGAATTTGTCAAACAATGGTTCAAGCTCTCGTATGAATATTGGCAAGAACTAGATGAGTTTTCGTTACGTGATGTCGAGAAATCAGTAGCAGCAGGCTTGATCACGTTCATGTTGGACTTTGTAGCTGACCACAATGTACCACTCAGTTTCATGCCACTAGATGCACTAGAACCAGAAGAAATAGCGCACTGGGAGTATCGGGCATTGATAGAAGGCTTTGATGTCATTGACGGTTCACGACCAGTTGAGATGGCGCACGGTGAGCATGCAGTTGGCATGGGACGTGACCGCAACAAAATTAGCAATGTCGATAACACGGTATTCAGTCTAAGTCATATACATCACATGGAATTGCACAAGATCGGATTAAATGCATTCAAGAGTAAGTACCACGTGAATGGGGTCCACGTCACGGACGAGATTATCCAGCAACTAGAAAGCAGAGGACGACGATTTGGTTCAACAAATAATCGGATATAAAAAAGTCACGCTTGATCTAACACATTTGAAGCCACTAACTTTGAACAAATATATCGAAGCAGAACGGAAGAACAAAGTCATTGCTGCAAAACTAAAGCGTATCGGCACAGCTTACACACGCGGTGTATTTCTGCAAGCTATGGTAGATGACGTGTTGTTCACATGGCCTACTAAGGTGAAGTTTGACTGGTACTTAGAAGACCGTCGTATTGATCCTGATAACTGGGCATTTACACAAAAGTTCATCTTTGATGGCATGCAGACAGCTAAGTTGCACGGTAAAGCGTTTTTGGAGAATGACAATGTGAAAAATGTTGGCGGGTTTGATCACGATTTCTATCTTGATAAGTTAAATCCGCGACTTGAAATTTATGAAATGGAGGCAACGCATGAAATATGATGTGAGAATTGATGGAAACACAATAGAAACGTTCGATACGTTTGAGGGAGCTAATGCGCAGGCTGATAAGTTGAATGGCACATTATCCCTCACAGCGCCAGATAAGAAAGCAATCGTGGTTGGTGACTATGGGAGAGCAGGTGAGTAACCATGACACGAGACGACTACGCACAATTAAAAATTCAGGAAAAGAATAAACGCGCACGACTAGCCGGCAGCTTTTCTAAAACGTTTTCGGATCAGACGGCTAAGCAACGCGAGGCGGTGTTAGCTCGCAAGACGAAACTGCGGAAGTTGATTAAAGCAGGCGTGACGAATATCGAGCAGCTTGCTGATGAAGTAAGTGCGAGCGTTAGCATAATCAGGAAAGATGTACACACCATCGGTTTTGTGACGGAAATGGGAGAAGTTAAATGACATTTGATGAAGCAAGGCGATATTTAATCGGTAATTTCGAGGATATGAACCTTGAAGCGGTTATTAGTATCATAAATAGTTTACGTGAAGAATATGCGCCAACGGTTGAGATGACGGCACGGGGTAAAAAATACTTCGATAGCGCAAGGAAGAATCATCACGATAAAGAGTTGTTCGATACGTTCGCAATTTTTGACAAAAGGCAACAAGATGAATTAGAGAAAGTGTACGGAACCGCTGATATAAGAGGACTAACTAATGGTTATCAGGCGCTTGCTGGATCGTTTTTTACACCTAGCGAAAGCATTGATGAAATATTGGAAAAATACACAGTTCCATTTCTACAAGCATGGTTACACCCAGAAACAATCAAGGTGGTAGATGAATGAACGTAGTAGATAAGCAGGTATTCATTGTGGGCTACCGTTATTCAGATAACGAACCGTGGGAGACATCGGGTTCAAGTTACTGGAACTTAGAAGATGCAGTAGCAAATGCAAACACGCAGATGTTCCACATGCCTAAGCTAAAAACTAAGATATTCAAGTTTGGTAGGGCGATGCCAGTAGGTGAATAGGTATGGAAATCGGGAAAATATCAACGTATTACCCAGACGAAGATGGTGAATACTTTGGATATAAAATCGGGGTTGATAATTGTCTACACATTGCACCGTCTGATCAATTCGGTAAAATTGTGCAACAAGGATCGCCAGGATATTTTCGGATATTGTTTACGAATAAAGAGATGCTAGTATTACCGTCTGCTGACTTTGAAGCCAATTGGATAGAGGACTAAAACGACTGCATCGCTTTGCATCTTGAACATTTAGGAGGAAAGATGTCGGATAGAATTGATAACTATTTCAGCGATTACTATTCAGGTGTGATCGCTATGCAGATTGCAACACGGAAAAATGAGCTAAAGTTGCCGACAGTTGTTGATGAAAATCAAGGTGGTGGTCGTGCAAAGAATAAGCAAAGTAGGATCCTTGATGATCAGTTGATTGTCGAAGAAAGTGACTTCATTCTACAATCATTCATTCGTGATGAGTGGGTCATGGCACAGTTCTTGCGAGTGCTAACTGATTATGAACAGGCGTTGTTGATGTTGAAGTACGACAGGCGTAAGAAGCGTAGTTGGATCCAGGTAGCTATGATCCTTTCAAAATCTGAGAGCCAATGCCGTAGAGACTTGGTTAACGTAAAAAAGCGTTATCGAGACTCAACATTCTCGCAACACCTTGTGGAAAACTTTATGTAGTAAAAACATGCACGTTTTATGCACGTTTTTAACCTAAAAATCGTGTGATAATTGTATTATCCAATGATTGAGAGAAAGGGTTATTGCTCATCCCCTAAAAGCATAACTGGTTTTATAGCTCAAACGGTAGAGCGCTGGAGTGAAGTCCCAGAGAATGCGGTTCGATACCGTGTGGAACCATAGGTGTAAATGCGCACCCTGCCTGACGAGGCATGAGAATAATACGATACAGATTTTGCCTGAGTTGCTACTTCATTTGAAAGCGACTTCATACTAGTTAGGCAATTTCTGTGGGTGAATGTTTGGCAACGTGTCAGGTTCGAGTCCTGCCATTCACATTGTGCCTGCACCGGTGCATCTGTAAAGACTAAAGTGAGACGTGTGGCCGAATAGGTAAGGCACGACAACTAGAACAATCGAACGTCAAAAAACTGCGGTGTGCAAATCATCGTCACGTCCTTGCGCTAACAACGCAAACACAACTTAATGACCAGCTTGCCTGCCGGTCGTACATAACCAAAGAAATTGTGATAAAATATATTTTAGTCACATTTGATTTTTTTTATTTGGAGAACATCATGAATGAAGACGATTTGAGACTTATTAGGCGGTCCACTCGATCGGCAGAAGTAAATACACGACAAAAAAAGATGCCAAAAAAACGGGGAACATTGCAGCGTCAAAAGGCGCGTACTGAGCTGTTTGAGAATAAGAATATTAATTACCAAAAACATATGCGTGAGTTTTAGGTAACAAACACTAACACCTTAACTGGTGTTTTTTTATTGACATACGAGCATTGCGGCGACGCAAACATAACTTAATTAGCGACTTGCCTGCGGCTCATACATAATCCAATGAATTGTGTTAACCTATTATGGTCAGCCCCGCAGGACAATTTTCTCACCGTAAAGGGTCTCCGGTTTTTCCTTAATTATTATCTTTAATTCAAAGTTACCATTTCGGGGCTGGCGTACATAAAAACAACACGCAACCATCACTTGAATGTGAACAGATAAGCTCTGACGGTTGCGTTTTTATGTGCCGCTGTATATACATAAAAGAGCAAATAATCACGTAATTGTGGTATTTCTAGTGTGACAGTTCGAGATGAAAAAATCCGATGTTTATAATATAATAGTAAAAAGGAGAAATAATTATGATTGTATTACATATTTTCTTTGGATTAATGATTTTGATGGGTGTTATCTTGACTTCTGTATCATTTCAAGGCGATACAAAAAAATTGACTAAACTCCAAAAATTCTCGTTAGTTTTCACCACATCAGCAATAGGTTTAGCGGTTGTTGCTGTTACAGCAGTATCAAGTTCGGTTTATATTGCAGTTGTGATGTTTGTGGTATTGGCGATGTATGAGTATTACACGTTCTTACGTAAAGTTGCTCAAAAGTGAAATTAATTTAAAAAATCCTGACTTTTGTAAAGTTGGGTTTTTTGTTTGGATATCTGTTAGACGCTGTAAAAATTCAAAAACTAAAGGGCAGACAAGGTGTCATTTTCCATAAAAATATAATATTTTGTTTTTTTAAAATATATAATTACCTTTAAAATTTTAAAATAAGTGAGTATTGTGATATATGTAAACGTTTAACATTATAAAAAAATTAATTTAATGTGTATAAACGCTTATTGACTTACGTATATATACATATTATGATGTTTAAGTTGTTCGAAAAATGATAAATGAAATTATAGGAAAAATTATATGACATACAAAAACAAATTTTTAACACTTATTACAGCTATCGTTATTGCACTTGCATTCGGTGCGACTAAGGTATTGGCCGATAATAATTCTTGGAAAGGTGCACCTAATTTAGGTCACACAAGAAGTATTATCGATCAGCTGGCAGGAAAGCTGAGTGATCAAACAAGTAAAATTAATGCGTTAAATCGTGAAAAAAATGACGCAAATAGTCAAGTTAACAATTTACAAAATCAACTTGATGGTTTACAAAACCAATTGAAACAAGCTAATGAAGACAAGCAACGCGAATTGAATCAAAAGCAAGCAGAAATTCAACAAAAAATTAATGAAATCCAACAAAAAATCGATGAAGGTAATCAAAAGGTTTCAGAAAAACAGAAAGAAGTAGATCGTATTAATAACGATTTACAAGCAGCAAATCAAAAAGCAAATGATGTTCAACAAAAGTTGAATGAAATGCAAATTAAGTACAATGAAGCTGCCAACAAAAATAGCGACCTTCAAAAGGAGTTGGATAATGCTTTGAAAGATGCACAAGATACAGAAGCTCATGCTCAACAAGTATTGGATAATAACAAATAAGTATGTGTATTCAAGAAAAATCGTCGGTTAGTTAAATCTAACGGCGGTTTTTTAGTACATAAAAATACACGGTCCGACTTACGTTGTAGGTTGGGCTTTTTTGATGAGGTAAAACATGGACGAGAAAACTAAAAAGCGCCTCATTCACATTCGAGACGCGACAGAAGTTAATAAGCAGCACAAGCAGGATTTAATACGCAGACGCGTAGAACGACATGAGCGGGCTCGTGTGCAGATTAAAAGTGAAGTGTTGGAGAATAGGCAGATTGATTACAAACGGCATATGAAGTGGTTGAGTTAGTTGCCGAGTGGCACGTGTGATAAGGAGAGTGGTTATGATTAGTGTAATTTGGAGTGCGGTAGCATTTATGATTGGAGTCATCGCTTTTATTTTTTTAGTTGGTGTAGCATGTATTCTAATTAAAGAGATAGTTAAGGTGATCAAGTAATCTGAAATCCAACATTTGTTTCGCTAGTAGTATAATGAATCTGTTGTTTATTCGTAACTATAAGGAGGAGGAAATGATTAGATTAACATCTTCACGTGGATCTGGAACAACTTCAAGTGGAAAAAGGTTTGGGTATAGTATATTCCCACTAACAGGAATGGGTCAAAGTGCGACAGAGTATCAACTGGAGTTGCAAGTTGAAGGACATCCTGAAGTTCTTATCAAGATTGTAGACAAGGGACAACCAATTGATTTTGCTGGAGAAAAGTGGGTATTTTAAAAAGCGCATATGCGTTTTTTATTTTGCAATAAAATAAGGAGAACACCATGCAAGACGGACACATTAGACGTAAACAGTTGATTAAAGCTTATGCTGATATGTATAAAAGCGTTAAGCGTAAGTCCGGACACAAGCAAACTTTTGGAATCAAAAAAATCGCAAGTCTAATTGGACAAGAATTTAATGCTTTGTTTAATAGTATTGATAACGGATCATTTATCACACAAAACAAGACAATGAATGCAAATTATAAGCACCAACCGATTGGGAGTTTTGTTCTGGGTCCGACCGCTATCACATCAGCAAGAATTGAAAGTTTAAGCGGACTAAAGCTCTATTGAAAGGAGGTGCCGAAATGACATGAAATTAATGCCAAAGCAACAAAAGTTTGCAGATGAGTATATAAAGACCGGAAACGCTATGCAGTCAGCGATTACAGCGGGTTATAGTAAGGCCTATGCAAAAGCACGTTCGTCCGAAATGTTGGAAAATGTCGGAATTAAATCATATATTGATTCTCGTATGGATAAAATCGCATCAGACCGCGTCATGAGCTACACAGAAGCCGTTGAACTGCTTACTAGTATAGCTAGAGGGGAGTTAATGGAAACGGTCGTAGTCGGCACTATGGCGGGCGCAGAAACGGTTGAGAAAGAAGCCGATATTAAAACGCGTCTGGCAGCCTTGAAAGAGATATTGAAACGTTATCCAAGTAATGACAAGCTGGTTGAACAACAGGTGCGCAAGTTGACCGCTGATGCTGACATGGCTGAGGCTAAGGTTAAACTCATGAATGATGATCGTGTCTCTCTCGAGACCAAGATTGTGATCGGAGAGTACAACGATGAATAAAGCCGTCACGTTAGAGTTTCCTAAGCCTGAAAGAGTATTTAATAAGCAGATATTTAACAATCTGACGGACTACGATTCACGTATTGACTTATGGTATGGCGGCGCTGCATCTGGCAAATCGCATGGCGTTGTGCAAAAGGTTGTAGTTAAAGCACTGCAAAGTTGGAGCTATCCACGGCGAGTGTTGGTGCTGCGTAAGGTTAGTACGACAATCAAGGATAGTATCTTCCAAGACTTCCTAGAAAGGTTAGCTGATTGGGAGATATTGGACTACTGCAAGGTCAACAACACAGATAAGCGCATCACGTTGCCTAATGGTGCCGAGTTCTTATTCAAAGGTCTAGACAACCCCGAAAAGATTAAGTCAATCAAAGGTGTGTCTGACATTGTCATGGAAGAGGCTACCGAGTTCACACTTGATGACTTCACACAGCTTAACTTGCGTTTGCGTGAAAAGAAGCACGATAAAAAGCAGATATTCATCATGTTTAATCCAGTTAGTAAGGTTAATTGGGTGTATAAGACGTTTTTTGAGCGTAAGTTTGAGGGCGCCAAGATACACTTGTCAACTTACATGGATAACCGCTTTATTGATGAGAAGACACGTGAAACGATTGAGCGACTATCAGAAACTAACGCAGCATACTATAAGATATATGCCCTTGGTGAGTTCGCTACGCTAGACAAGTTGATATTCCCTAAGTATGAGAAACGACTGCTTAACCCGCACAGCCCAGATATGAAGAAACTACCGTCATATTTTGGGCTTGACTTTGGTTTTACCAATGATCCGAGCGTGTTTGTTCATGTGAAAGTGGACAAACAAAACAAAGTGCTGTACTTCATGGAGTGCTATGCAAAGCAAGGAATGTTGAATGATGAGATTGCGCAGGTCATTAAGTCGATGGGCTACGGAAAAGAGTTAATCGTTGCTGATTCAGCAGAAAAGAAGTCGATAGCCGAGATTAGGCGGTTGGGCGTTAATCGAATAGTAGCAGCAAAGAAAGGCCCGGACAGTGTGATGTTTGGGCTTAATTTTATGCAGCAATTTAAGTTAGTGATTGACGAGCGTGCCACTAAGATGATTGAAGAATTAGACAACTACACATGGGTTAGAGACAAAAAGACCGGAGAGTATATCAACAAGCCGATTGATGACTTTAACCACGTAATTGATGCGACACGTTACGCCATTGAACGGCTAGCGTTGACAAGTGATATTTCTGCACGCGACAAACTATACAAGTTAAAGCAATTAGGATTAGGACGGTAATATGGTAGATTTTTTAAGCAAAACGCGCTTTGGATCACAAGCAAATGTTCAATTTAAGATGTCGGCCGATGACTTCGCAGCAATGGTTGACATGGGGTCCGATGAGTTTATTCAAAAGGTTAGTGACTTCATCGAGACCTTTCAGACGGAGCAACTAGAAAGACTAAAAGAGTTAAAACGCTATTATCTGGCTGACAACAACATCAAGTACCGCGAGACTAATCGTGATCGCGATCGAGCAGATAACCGTATCGCAAGTGATTGGGCTAAGTACATCACTGTGTTTATGCAAGGGTACATGTTGGGGAATCCAGTCGAGTACGAGGGCGATGACAACGTAGTTGAAAAGATTGATGATTTTGCTAAGCAGAATACGGTTGATTATCATGATGGCTTGTTAGAAACCGACTTGTCAATTTATGGGCGTGCCTATGAATTGGTTTACTCGAATGCAGATGCACAAGAGCGGGTGACAAAGCTAGAACCAGAACAGACGTTTGTTGTCTACGATGACACAATTGCACAAAACTCATTATTCGGCGTGCGGTTCTATCAGATTAAGTTTAGTGCAACCAATATCGAGAGTTATGTTGAAGTCTACACGGCCGATACGATTTACTACTACCGGTCAAAGTCATCGGTATTTAGTGACGTTCAGCAGACTAATGAGCAGCCGCATCAATTCGGTGCAGTACCGATTAATGAGTACAAGAACAACGAAGAACGATTGGGTGACTATGAATCAGTGCTTGATTCTATTGATGCCTACGACTTGTCTCAATCAGAACTAGCTAACTTCCAGCAAGATATGAATGATGCGTATCTTGTGTTAATTGGTAATCCGGTCACTGGTACAGCAGAACCAGAATACGTACTAGATGCGAACGGTGACCCCATCCTAGATGATAACGGTCAACCAATCCCGAGTGAAAACTCAAGCGCTGATGTATTTAGAGATATGCGCAGGGCTAGAATGCTTATCATGGATAACAACAACGATCCAGACGGGCCAAATCCAAACGCCTTTTATCTCACGAAGTCATACGACACTGCTGGTGTTGAAGCCTATAAAAAGCGACTGGTTGATGACATTCTGCGCTTCACGTTCACGCCTGATACTAATGACCAGAACTTCGCTGGCACACAATCTGGCGAGGCTATGAAGTACAAGCTCATGGGTAATGACAACCTACGTAAGACCAAAGAACGATTGATGACACGTGGTATTATGCGGCGTTTGCGGTTGTTGGGTAATGTGTGGGGTATAAAGAGTAGCGTGTCGGCATCAAACCCACAAGACGGCTTATACAACGCTATTAATGACATTCAAGTTAAGTTCACGCCTAATATGCCGACATCAGATGAAGAGCGCATTGTAGAACTTAAGGCATTGTATGGTGTTGTGAGTGATGAGACACTGTTCACGTTGTTGTCTACTTTCACAGGTGTTGATGCTGACGAAGAAATGAAGCGTCTGGAGGGCGAAAAACAAGCGAGTGTTCTTGACTTCCAAGCACAAACAGGCTATCCACAGTTAGCGCCTGATAATGGTAATGCTAATGGCTGATGATTACTGGAAGAAACGCACGCAGGACATCATGGACTTGCTGGACGTTAAGGACAAAGACCTGACGGCTGACGTGCTGAAAGAATATAAGGCAGCGTCTGACGACATTGCTCGCAAGATTGATGATTTTTACGAGAAATACGCACAAGATAACACGCTATCGTATGATGACGCTATGAAACGCATCAGGCAAACTGATTTAAGCGATTATGTCAAACGAGCGAACGCCTATCGAGAGTCAAACAAGGATAATCCAGAGTTATTGAAGCGACTAAACGCGCAGTATATGACTTCAAAGATTGGTCGGCTAGAGTTGTTGAAACTAGAGATTGACTTCCGAGTGTTACAAGCAAGTAATGTGCAGGTTGGATCGTTTACTGACTATTTGGCCAAAGAAAGTGCTTATGTTTATAGGGCATTGGCTGTTGGCAACGCAATCAAGACGTTAAATAACGCTGAAATAGACACCATTTTGTCATTTGACTGGAGTGGGGCTAACTATTCGGAGCGTATCTGGCGTGACAACGATGTGCTGGCTAACAAATTGAAAGACGTGTTAGTCAAAGCAGCTATCAACGGCAGCAATCCACGAGTTACAGCGCAAAAGCTGCAAGATGTGTTTGGCGGTGCTAAGGCTAATACAGAACGACTTGTTAGAACAGAAAGTACGTATGTAGCTAATGCAACAACCGCTAAAAGGTATGAGAGTTATGGGGTTCAGACCTACGAATTTGTTGCTACTTTGGATAATCGCACGTCAAGCATCTGTCGGAGTTTAAATGGTGACACATTTAAGATGAGTGAGTTCTCTCCGGGAACAAATGCGCCGTCAATGCACCCGAATTGCCGTAGTACAATCGCACCGGCATCAGATGAGTTGACGAAGTATAACAAATATCTAGATCCAGACACAGTAGATGATCTACCAAGCTGGGATTAAAGGCTATTCGCAAGAGTAGTTTTTTTATTTTGACCTGTCGCAAGTCACAAAACTAGGCGTGTGTATATGGGGCTGTATCGTGCCGTTTGTGGGCTTTTGAGTGTGCATGGGGTATTTAGACGATACGAGCAATGTATGGGCTAAGAAAGGAAAATACAATGGCTGATGAAGTAAAAACAGAACCAAAGGTTGAAACACAACCAGAACAACAACCAACTGATGACAAGCAAGCGTTCACGCAAAGTGAATTGGATTCAATGCTTGATAAGCATACCGCAAAGGCGTTAGAAACCGCACGCGAAAAATGGGAAGCGGAAAAGCAAGAGGAAATCAGCAAGGCGGAACAACTAGCTAAGATGAGCGCTGCTGAACGTAAGGAAGCTGAAGATAAGGCAAAGCTAGAAGCACTAAACAAGCGTGAACAAGAGCTTAATATGCGTGAATATCGCTATGAAGCTAAACACCAACTCGAAGAAGTCGGCTTGCCTGACACATTGGTTGACTTGGTTTTGTCTGATGACGCTGAAACAACCAAAAATAACATCAATTCCCTAAAGGAACTTGTTGATAAGCACGTTGAAGCGACTGTCAACGAACGTTTAAAGGGAAGTGAACCAAAAGCAGGCGGTCAAGCTGCCGCTCAAAGCACATTTGCAGAAGCATTAGGAATTAAATAATAGGAGATTATAAATTATGGCATATAACTACGTAACTAAAGACCCCGGTGCATTAGACCAAGCGATTACACAAGGACTTGTGACATCAGCGTTAGGTGTCCCGGAAGTGACAATCGTAAACGGCGGTAAGTCATTCACGTTGACAACCATCTCAACATCAGGATTAAAGGCACATGGCCGCGGCAAGGGATTCAACGCTGGAACAGTAGCAAACGATAAGACGGTCTACACAATGGGTCAAGACCGTGACATCGAGTTCTATGTTGACAGTCAAGACGTGGACGAAACAAACCAAGATTTGGCCGTTGCTAACGTTTCTAAGGTATTCATCGAAGAACAAGTTCAACCAGAAATTGATGCTTATCGTTTCTCGACTTTGGCTAAGGGCGCTGGCACATCAGTGACTGAAACATTGACTGTTGATAACGTTTATTCACGCATTAAGGCTGCATTGCTGCCAGTACGTAAGTACGGCGTACAAAATATTGTTGGTTTCGTCTCAAGCGAAGTGATGGATATGTTGGAACGCTCAAAGGAATTCACACGTTCAATTACTAACCAAAACGTTGGTATGACCGCTTTGGAATCACGCGTAACTTCATTGGACGGCGTTCAATTGGTTGAAGTTTGGGACGATTCACGTTTCAAGGATGCGTTCGACTTCACAGACGGATACAAGCCGAAGACTGGTGCTCACGACATCAACTTCTTGTTGGTTGTTAAGCCAGCAGTTATCCCTGTGGTTAAGGAAAATGCGGTCTACATGTTCGCGCCGGGCGAAGTCGGACAAGGTGACGGATATTTGTACCAAAACCGTTTGTATCACGATTTGTTCATCTTGAAGAACAAGAAGGACGGTGTCTCAGTATCAATCAAGGGTACACCAGCAGCCTAATCAATGATGACACAAGCGCTACTTGTCGGATAGGGTGAGAGGCCTATTAAGGAGGACGTATGGCAGATGACAATTTAACAAAAGTAAAACTGTTGCTGTCTATTAGTGACACGTTGCAAGACGATCTAATCAAACTTTTGCTTGAAGATAGCGAAGCACGTTTACTGAGTTATATCAACCAAGATGGCGCAGAACTAGCAACATATCCCCAAGAAATGTCATGGTTGCTGCGAGAAGTTGCGATTAGACGTTTCAACCGTATTGGAGATGAGGGAAAGAAGTCGTCAAGCGAAAGCGACGTGACTGCGACATGGTCTGATGATGATGTGGCTGACTACGCCGTTTATCTCAAGCGTTATCGCAACAAAAAAGGCGGTGGTGGGATTGCGAGGTTCGTATGAGATACAGCGATCGTGTAAAAATTCTTACCACCGTTGTGACAAAAGGGCCATTAGGAGATGTTAAAACGCAAGTACCGTCTGACTGGCTACCTTGCCGAATTACAGGTATTACGCAAACTACCAGTGTCAATATCCTTGGTAAATACGATAGCAAAGCCGTTGTTATTCACTTTAAAACCAACGTTGGCAAGATTGACTATGTTTTAATTGACGGCGTTAAACGGCTGCCTACGCCCATTAAAAACGCAAGGGGCAACACGGTTGTTGTTGTCGGCGGTGCTTAGTATGCCGAAGATGACAGTGAGATTTGACGGTGCCAATGAACTAGTGCGGAAGTTTCAAAGTCAACCAGCGATCATTCAGCGTGAAGCAGACAGCATCATTATGAATACAGCGCTAAGAGTTGAAACAAGAGCCAAGCAACTAGCACCAGTTGATACAGGTTACTTAAAGCAGCACATCAAAGCCGAAAAGACAGGCGTGTTGAGCGCTGACGTTGATTCGAGCGCTAACTATTCGATTTATCTCGAGATGGGTACTCGCAAGATGGCGCCACACGCATTCATGCGGCCGGCTTTGAAACAAGAGGAGGTGTTCTTTTTCCAAAAGCTTCAAAATCTTCTGAAAGGAGGGCTTAGATGACACAATACGCACCAATGGCGCAGTTGTTAATTGATATTTACACCAAGCTACGCACAGGGGCTATTCCGGTGTACAACACACTACCAGCATCAGATGTGATGGAGCCGTTTATTGTTCTAGGCCCCCATATTGATGACGATCAACTAACAGCCCGCAATGGTTTAGAGACATTAACAACTGATTTACAAGTCGACCTGTTCTATTCAACAGACGACAGACTAGCGCTTGAGACGGACATCTACACCGTTAAGAGCCTAATTAAACAAGCAACAGACCGAATCGCGCGAGTGACATCACAAATGCTGACTGATAATTCAATCGGCCGTGACGTTTACCACGTTATTTTTACTATCACAGCATATATCTAGGAGGAATTATGACAGTAGCAACAGTTAAAGGCACAGCAACGCTTGCCAAAAAAGTTTGGTATTTTATTCAATCAACATCAGCGCCGACCGGCAGTGCAGCCGTATTGCCAGCTATGCAAACAGAAGGATCAGTAAGCATCGAGGGCGATTCAATTGATGAACAAACAAAGTTTGGCCGTGTCGTATTACCATCAACAAATTCTGATTCAATCGAATTGACAACATACGTTGTACCAGAAGACCAAGCGATCGAAATCATCACACAAGCTAAGCACAAGGGCGACCAAGTCAAGGTTTGGCGAGTTGTTGTTGATAAGCGCTATGCGACAAAGATTGGTACAGCACCAAACACCAAGCAAGTATTCCCAGCTATGTTTGGTTATGCAGTTGTTGACAGCGTTTCACTTGACGACGGTGACAAGTTGATCACCGCAAAGTACAAGTTGAACATCATCGACAAGTTAAAAGAGGGTCAATTTGAATTGACTGATGCAGAAATCGCAACGCTTGATGCGATTTACGACTACGAAAACCCCGGCGACAAGACTGGTAACTTTGGTGATGACACACCAACTGCTTAAGAGCTTCGGCTCTCTACATAATTGAAAAGAGGACATAAAAAATGGACGTAACTGTAAACAAGACTACCAACACACTCAAATTCAACTTCAAGGCACTGTTTAATGCTAACCGTGACTTTAGCTCAACAGACCAAAATGGCAACAACATGGGTGACGGTGCCACAAACTTGTTTGTCCGCTTGGTTTCTGGTGACCCATCAGCGTTGGTTGATGTGATTAAGGCTGCTGGTGGTTTCCAAAAGGCTACCGATGACGATTTGTTTGCTGCTGTTGACGAATTAACGGCAGACGGAGAAAAAGTCGATGAAGTTATGGCTGAAATGAAAGATGAGTTGAAAAACAGCGGTTTTTTCAAGAAGTCAATCATGATGCAAAAGGAGGGATTGGAAACAGCTCTTCCAATTCTTCAAGCCAAGGAACAGACGGAAGAGGTAGCGCAACAAGTGGCCGCATTGGAACGTATTCTGAAATTGTTGAACGAAAATCTCTAATAGAAATGATTGCTCGCTTCGATATCTATGATATCGAGTGGGCGTTTTCTTTATACAAATGGGAGCTTGACGCGATTATCAAAGGTCGACAACTTGCGCAAATTGATGAAAATGAACGTTTAGCTGTACTGGCATCACAGATCGGTTACTTTGTGAACGCTGAAAAGCCAAAGTTCAAGGATATTTTCAATCGTCAAGAGCAAGAATCTGCGCTTGAAAACGCTTATGACCCTCAAAAGAAAGAAAAAACCGAACAGGAACGTGTTGAATTGTATCGTAATGCACTAACCGTGTTCGGAGAAAGGAAGTAATATGGCAAGTTATAGCGGCGGCAACGTCACGGCACATATTGGTGCTGATATATCCGATTATCAGTCGGCGATGCGTAGCGTGGCTAGTGTTACACAAAGCGCGATGAATAATACGTCAGCTGCTACACAAGGCGCTACCAGTAAATTCAGTGATTTAACAAGCTCAATTGGTCGTATCGCAGCTGGAGTTGGAGTTTTCGCACTCGTATCACAAGGAATCGGAGTTCTAAAAAATAGCGTTGGTAGCGCTGTTGCTAGATTTGATACGCTGAACTCATATCCAAAAGTTATGAAACAAATGGGCTATTCAACTGAGGATACGAACAAGTCTGTCGGAATCTTGAAAAAAGGTGTAGACGGTTTGCCAACCTCACTTCAAGAGTTGACAAAAAGCGCGCAAAGTTTCGCGATTCTTGAAAAGAATGCTACAAAGGGTGCGCAGACTGCTACGGCTTTGAATGACGCCTTTCTTGCATCTGGCGCTAGTGCAGGTGATGCCTCTCGTGGTGTTGAACAGTACTCGCAGATGTTGGCAACAGGAACGGTTGATATGCAGTCTTGGCGTACTTTGCAAGAAACGATGCCCTATGCTTTGACAAAAGTCGCAAACTCATTCGGTTTAACAGGTAAGAGCGCCGAACGTGATTTGTATGCTAAGTTGAAGTCTGGACAGATAACTATGGAACAGCTCAACGCTAGATTTGTTGAACTCGATGGCGGTGCAAACGGATTCGCTAATACCGCCCGCACAGCATCAAACGGTATCGGCACATCATTTACTAATATGAAGAATGCCGTTACCAACGGAATGGCTAATATGTTGACCGCGATAGATAATGGTTTAAAATCGGCCGGGCTTGGCGGTATTGCTGCTATTTTTGATCAAGTTAAGCAAGGCATAATTTTTTCGTTCGCGGCAATCAACGGAGCAGTTCAAGCTGGTATGGCGGTTATCGGTGGTGCTATCAAAAACATGGCCGGTATTTTTACAACAGTATTGAGGCCAGCTTTAGCGTTCGCTAAGCAAGGATTTGATATTTTTGTTCAAGGGACAATTACAGCTTTACAACCAATATCCGGTTTGCTAAATCACATCAAAAATGATATTGATCGTAGTTTTAATGCGGGATCAGCAACTTCAGCGTTTATTGGTGCCTTTTCGCAAGTTATTAATGTTCTGACAATGGTTCGCACTGTCATAATTGATGTAGTTAAAGGATTTTTGGACACTAACGCAGTCCAAGCAGTGTGGCAAGCAATAGTGTCGGTTGTAACAGCTGTATTTAATATTTTCCAGACACTTGTTGTTGCTGTTGGTAATATCATTGGATCATTTCAAGGCGTTGATTCCTCAAAGTCTATTTGGGAGTCTCTTGGCACAACGATTGGGAATATTGTCACGGTTGTGGCTGACGTTGTCAAAGCTGTTGGCGATTTTGTTAATAAAATTTTATCTATTCCGGGTGCAACTGATGCAATTTCAGCTCTTGCATTCGGTACTGGTGCTGTCGTGGTAGCGTTTAAAGTTGTTGGTACAGCAGTATCAGTTGCTGCGACTGGTATTAACATGTTTAAGACGGCTGTCTCTGTTGCGCGCGGTGTAATGTTGGCGTTTAACACAGTGTTGGCGGCTAACCCCCTTGGTATTATCGTAGTGGCAATTACTGCAGTTGTTGCGGGGTTAGTGTGGTTCTTTACACAAACGCAAACCGGACAGGCAATATGGAGTTCATTTGTGAATTTCCTTACTGAAGCATGGAATAACTTTTCGGCCGCAATCAGCGTTATAACACAAGCGATTGTTGATGGTATGCAAGCCGCATGGAATGTTTTAGTGGCTGTTTTAGAAGCTCCTGTTATTACTGTTATTGCTTTCATCAATGGTGGTTTCAGCGGATTGATGACAAGTGTGTCTTCGATATGGTCAGGTATTGTAAACAACTTGGGCATCATTTGGAATAATATTGTTACTATCGCTTCTAGTATTTTCCCTGGTTTAGGGACGTTAATCAGTAATATTTTCTTAGCGATCGGTAACTTCTTTGCAGCGTGGGGAACAGGAATACTTGAGTTTATAACTATCGTATTCAACGGAATTATCAACGTCATCACATCGGTTGTTAACGGTGTTCTAAATGTTATCGTTAGCGTCTGGAATGGAATTCCGGGTTTCATCAGCGGTCTATGGAATGGCATTGTTAATTTCTTGTCAGGCTTATGGAGTGGACTTGTAGGTTTAGCTGTTGGTTTTGCTAACAACTTTTTTAATGGTATTCGAGTTATCTGGAATGGTATCACCGGTTGGGTATCGTCGCTTTGGAACGGTGTCAAGTCAACAATTTCAGGTGTCTGGAATGGAATTGTAAGTACGGTTACCAGTTTAGCTAATTCAGCAATCAACGGACTTAAAGGTGCATGGAACGGTATTACTGGTTGGGTTTCTGGTTTGTGGAACGGTGTTAAGTCCACTATTCGTTCAGCAATGAATTTCGACTTAGGCGCAGCGGGACGTGCGATTATGGACAGTTTCTTGGGCGGTTTAAAGGCTGCATGGGAAGGAGTGAAATCATTTGTCGGCGGAATTGCCAACTGGATTAAAGACCATAAAGGCCCAATTAGCTATGACCGCAAGTTGCTTATTCCTGCTGGTAAAGCAATCATGGACGGCTTCGGCGGTTCATTAAATGCGAACTTTGCTACTGTTAAGCAGTCGGTATCATCATACGCTGGTCAAATTTCAGACGAGTTCGGCAAGCAACAGTACGTTGCCAACGCACAACTCACAACAAGTAGTACAGGCGTTGCTGGTCAGATTAACGGCGGTCTATCAGCATTAAGTGATAAGGTAGCCGAGCAACAAACGCAAGCGCCTGTATTCCAAGTATTTAACGAGATTATCGGCGACAAGATCACAACAACAGTCAACACGAAAAACGCACGCCGTCAAGCTACGGTGCAATTGATGTCAGGAGGTGTTTAATGGACTTATTGATTACCAGCGGAGATACGAGTATCAAGTTGAGCGACAAGGGCATTATCACGACTGACTTTGACGAGAGTTCACCAAGTATCACGACAAATAGTAAAACGTTCGCTGGGCGTAATGGAAAACTGAACTTTGGGAGTGACTATGGCGAGAAGAAATTGAATTACAGCGGCATCTTGAAAACGTATGGTCTTGATGACTATGAAGAAAAGAAAAATTGGCTGTATTCAGTATTAGCAAGTAAAGAACCTTATTATGTGCAGATGATCTATTCAGATAATGGCCTTTATGATTATGAAGTGCCAGGTTCTGGGCGAGGGAACGTTTATAGACCACCTAATGGATTTAAGAGTAATAAGCGATTTAAGGTTTTGTTAGATGAAACATTGCAAAGTGAATTTATTGGTCGCGTTGGCGATGACTTGATTTTCAAAATCTCTGCGAAATTCGTGACTTCTGAATTGCCGTTTGGCGAGAGTGTGCCGATGACTAAAACAGTGACGGACACCATTCCATATACGGGAACAACCACAGCATCACAGCTGGAAGTGCCTTTTTATATCCAACTAACTGCTAGTGAAGCGGCTAATGGTATTAGTTTGAAAGTCGGTAATAAGACATGGACGTACACAGGCGATGTTGCTGTTGGTGACGTTTTTCAACTCGGCGGTATGTACAACATGAAAAACCACATTTCAATCAATGACGATACTAACTTAGAATACTTTGCATTAGAACCGTCGTTTGGCGGTGTTGTTCCGCTATCTTCATCAATTGATGCTGTTATTGAAATACACGACTACAAGGAGCTTTACCTATGATTAGATTTAAAAATATCGCTGGTAACTCGTTCCTTGCAGTCGGAACAATCAGCCGAAAACATGCACTGAACGGTGAAAAATCGTTAAGCGGAGTGCTTTATGACGGTAAAGATATTATTGATAATATCGACAAAGGTTGGTCGCTAGTGTTCGATAACGAGACGTACATTGTAACTTATTTTGAACGTAACGACACCGACAATACACTTTCTTTTGATGCCGTTCATGAATTCTTTTGGAACATGTCAAAGCGTGTTTTGTATTCTCAAACTAGTGGTAGTCACACAATCCAGTGGTATTTAGATCAAGTATTCGCTAACACTAGTTTTACGTACAGCCTAAATTTCTCGACCAATGCAATCGAGAAAGAAAACTGGGGTATGAAAACCAAGCTATCTTTGTTTAACGATATCATCACCAGTATTAATGCAGAATTTGAAATCAGTGGCACGCTGGTATCAATCGAAGAAAAGATTGGGTCTGACTTGTCGAAGATTGTTAGATATGGTTTTAACTTATCAGATATGTCAATCGAAAATGATGCAGCAGGTTTTGTGACCTATGGTGAGGGTTTCGGTGCTTATGAAGACCAACAAAATCAGAGCGGACCAAGATTACACACGAGTTATACAAGTCCGTTGGCTAGTGTCTATGGTATTTTACAGGCTGAACCGGTTGATGATCAGCGATACACGATTGAAAGCAATCTAGCGGACGCCATCAAGGCTAAAATTGACGCCAGTTTTTCTGTGTCGATTAAATTATCGCTCTATGACCTAACGGCAGCTGGTTATCCATACCGTGTGGCACGAGTCGGCGACTGGATAACGGCAATTGATGAGAAACTGAACTTCAAACAGCGCATTAGAATTATCAGCGTAGATGATGATTTTTCGGCAAACGGCAACCGAATCAGTTATACAGTTACCGCTGGAAATATCGGTGTTGTTCAAAAGTATCAAGAGGCTAACGCATCACTATCTTCACAAGTGAGCGGTGCGTCTGCAAACGCTAATAAAGCTATTGATACTGCAGATAATGCGCTTAGCGTTGCCAACACAGGGTTAGCTAAAGCGAATGAAGCCTATGACAAGGCTGATACAGTAGCAACTAACGGTGTATTTTATGAGTCAGGCGTTGATGTTGGTGGTGTTGGTATCGGAAAAAACGGAGTGTATATCGTCAATGGAACAAAAAACCGCGCGGTTATCAACGACAACGGTTTTTTGTTTGTATCAGAAGATATTGACACATTACCGCTCAAAAAAGCCACGTTTACTAATGGTGCTGAAAACTACGTCATTTCATTCTCAGCAACCGGGAAGTTAATGATTAATGGCATGGAGTATGTAGCACCAACTAACAATAATGATGAAAATATCGGCGGCAATAAAACACTTAATGGATTGACGTTCCTTAGTGGTGGCTTACAACTAAAATCGCCAAACGGCACTAATTACATTGTTTCTGTCGGAGACGACGGAAGCCTAACGGCAACACAGAAAGGAATTTAAATGTCTAATCAATACCTAACTTTCGACGTAACGAAAGCGAATCAATTACAACAACTGATCGTTGGTCGTCAAGGTGACAACGCGCTCAAGTCTGTCTCCATGCTTTTTTGGGACGGAGAAAAAAACCGCCCCTATGATTTAACAGGAAAACAAGTATACTTTGAGGCACTTAAACCAGATAATTCACATATCGTTGATTACGCCGGTGTCACTATTACTGATCCTAAATACGGATTAGCAACTTATGCGTTTAACGAACAGGTTTTTACTGTTCAAGGCATGATGCAACAAGCATTCTTTAAAATTTCTGAAACAAATGCTAGTGGAAAAGTGACAACTGATTCAGCGTTAGAAGTATCAATTAATATTCTATCAAATAGTGTTGAATTTGGTATTAAGTCAGAAGATTATTTAAGCGAATATGATCGATTGATTGCTGACGTTGAGAAAAAATTTGATGATTATGCTAATGCCGTCAGTGGAAATATCGCTGAAGTTTCTAAGGCACACGATGATATTCAAGCCCTTATGAAGCAAATTTCTGATAATAATATTGTCACGATTAATGAATTTAACCTAACAAAAGATGAAGTTCAGTCGGCACGCACAAACACATCAGGGAAAACTTATCCATCGTTAGGAGACCGAATTAATGATGAAGAAGCAACGTTAATTAATAGTATGAACGCTAAGATTTCTCAAATTAGTGCAGTTCCTGAAACTTTTTCTAGTCTATCGGCGTTGCAAGCAGCATACCCAACTGGTAAAAACGGCCTTTTCGTCACTGCTGATAATGGGCATAAATATATTTATGTTAACGGTTTATGGAAAGATGCTGGTGTTTATCAATCTGTCGGCATTTCTGACGGTAGTATTGATCCACAAAAATTGGTGACGAGTTATGTGCCGGTCAATAAAACAGGCAAAATTTTTGATCAAACGTCGCCATCAACAACTTTATTCATTTTGAACCAAGTTTTGGATAGAGGCGGCATTATTAACATTGGCGGTAATTTTGGCAGTGGTGTTGTCACTGTGTTCTTGCTTAAAAAAATTAACGATGCCTATGTCGTTATGGACAAAATTAAAAAGACAGCCGGCACTGGTTTTCAAACACTGGTTACAGACTTTTTCGCCGAAGGTACTGGTGACGAGTATATCGGTGTTATGGGCTTTATTAAATATAGTAAGACCGGCGGCACAGGGTTCTATGGCATTAACTTAGCTAATGAAAATGATAAAATTTTCAGAAATGAGACTTTTACAGCAGATTATGATTTGTCAGTTTTTCCAACGTTTGAAGCAATCAAATTAGCTCAAAAAATTGAAACTATTGACAATGAAATTAACGGTAAAAGCGTTGAAAATACAACTGACGGTGGTGCAAAAGATTTCGCAACATACGATGTGGCTTCAGTTGCTAAGAAAAATTATATTAATAATTCAGCTTTAAACGATGGTAATATTATAGTTCACGTTAACATCACGGTAGCCCAAACCGGCAAATTATATATTTTAGAGAAAAACGGACTTAACTTCACTGTTAAGAAATACAAAGATGTCAATTTCGTCGCTGGTGAGAACGTTGTTGACATGGAGTATACTGCGTCAGGAAGTGGTAACGAGTACATTGGATATTTCGGTATTGGTTACTTTAAGCGTAGTGGAGGGCTTGGTTTTTATGAAGCTGTTCCGGGAGATTATATAAAAGGAGACACTTTCACGGCCTCGGATAACACGTCTGGCACTGTCGGTGTTTACGATTTAGCCGTCTATGCTGAATACAGTCGTGTTAGTTTAAAAGCCTCTATTCAATCGTTATCTGAAAAAATTGATGAAAATGACAATAAAATTGTTGATTTAATATCATCGATAAAACTAACTGATTATACGATGCCAAAGTATTCAGAAGTGTCTGGTCCAGTTGGTTTCGTAGGACGCTGGTTCGATAAAACGATTGGCGACGTTTCTGTAAAATCTACTATCAACGAAGGTTCTGAATTGTATTTCAAGGTTAAAAATACAACAACTATCAACGTCAACTTTGTGCTTAATAGCGTTAAAGCAACGCCTTTCTTTGCTTATTCAATCGATGGTTCACCAATGACACGGCAATTAATCACAAATTCATTGTTACCAATCGTTACAACTGATGAACATATTGTTCGTATTGTCATTGACGGTCTAACAGAAAGTGAAGACAAGTGGCTTGGTGAAAAAGGTGTTGCATTTAACGATGTGACGGTTGACGAAGGCGGTGTTATCACTGGAATTGTCCCTAAAAACCGTCAAATTCTATTTCATGGAGATAGTATCACAGAGGGAGTTCGCGTACTTAACATGAACGCTGACAGTACAGGTAATAGCGCGACTGGAGCTTTCCCTTATGTTGCAAGCACAAATTTGAATGCAATTTCCTATCGTGTTGGGTTTGGGGCTTCTGGCATCACTCGTGGAGGTAGTGGTGGAGTTCCTGAGTTAATCCAAGTAATTGACAATATGACGAGTTCACGAACTGCTCATTATATTGAACCTGATATCGTTGTGATGAACATGGGAACTAACGACAGTGCTTCGACAAGTGATAACTTCACACAAAAGTTAAACGCTGTACTAGATAGATTTACAATCAAATACTCTGGAACACCTATTTTTGTTATGGTGCCGTTCAATCAAGCGCGAAAGACTGAACTAACTAGTGCTGTATCTGCAAGAAGCAATATGTATCTTGTAGAGACTGAAGGTTGGAATATCACAACAACAGATGGCACACATCCAGATGTCGCAGGCGGGCTTGTAGCAGGTCAAAAACTCGCTGACGTTATTATCAGTGTTTTGGGTAAAGACTACTTTATTTAAAAAGGAGAGATATGGAACGAACTTTAATTTTAATCGGTGAAATGGGGGGAGCTGGCGCGGTTGTATTCGGGGTATTTTTCTACCTATTCAAAAGCACGTTTAAACAAATGATTGAGCCTTTGTCTAAGTCAATTGACCGCCTTAGCTTTAACGTCGAGGCGCAGACTACGGCTATCAAGGAGCAAAAACTCAAGCTTGAAACACTCGAAACACGTGTAGACAGTCACGAGACACGCATTGTGGTCATTGAACATGATCGCATCACGGGAGGAAGAAAATGAAACAATCTAATAAGCTGAAATACTTGGCGATTACTGCAACGGTGGTAGTCGCTTTTATTATGGGCGCAGGCGCTGTATCAGCTGATACGCTTGGTATTGATGTATCGAGCCACCAAAACAGTACAACACAATACTTCAGCTCATTTAAACAAGCTGGTGACAAATTCACAATTGTTAAAGTCGGCGGACGTGGCGGTGGTGAAGGAGCGCACTATGTGAATCCTAAAGCCAGCGCGCAACTGATTAATGCAAACGCAGTCGGTATGCAAACAGCATCATATTTCTGGGGTGAGTTTGGCGATTCAGTCAGTGAAGCTAAGTATCACGCACAATTAGCTATCCAAGACTCACTGAATGCAGGTCTTTTGAAAGGCAGTTATATCGCTTTGGACTATGAAGCAGGGGCTGGTGTCAACAAGGCAAACAACACGACTGCCATTTTGACTTTCATGGACGCCATCTACGCTGCTGGTTATAAGCCAATGCTTTATTCTGGTTACTACTACATCGACACGTATGTAGATCAGTCACGAATTAACGCACGTTATCCTAATGCTTTGTGGATTGCTTGGTATCTGACGACAGCACATCAAGCAACACCACCTATGCAATACTTCCCAAAGTTATCTAATGTGAAGATTTGGCAGTATGCAGATAATCATTTTGGTGTTGACGGTAACGTTATGGTAGTTGGTTCATTGGATAACAACACACCAGTTGAAGATGTAGCTAAGCCAACTAACCGACCAACTGACGAACAACCAGCAGCAACCGCTGATAAGACGCAATATGCGACATTTAGCGGCGTTTATGTTGCTGACGTTTGGAAGAAGTGGCAGGGCAAGTATTACGGTGTCAACAAAGACATGGGCATTCCTATAATCGACTACAATAACTACATGCCTGTTGGTGCTATTACTTTGACCGACAAATACGGCCACAAGCTACGTAATCAAACGATCCAAGGCAACAACGGACGTATGGAGTATTTCACACTTGACGGTAAGTACAAGGTACTAAGTCAAACAGCCACGGCAGTTGAAGTGCAAATGAACGGCGAACCCGTATGGCTGATGAAGTCGTTCGCGACAATCAAATAAATGAGGTTAAAAAATGCAAGTAAATAGTTTTTCTGATGTTGTTATCGCAGTCGCTTTGTCAGCTATTCCAATCATTGGTGGTTGGATTGGCAAAGTCATTACTGGTAATAGCAAAGCCACAACGTTGATTAACGTTCTATCACCACTTGCTAAGGCTGCAATCGTAGCCATGCAAAAGTTAGGTGTGACTCAATATTTAGAGGGCCAGGTTAAAAAGTCTGGTGCGGTTGATATTGTTAAAACGGCACTTGAATCGTTAGGCATTAACGGCACGAACGAAGACCTGATCAAGAATGCGATTGAAAAGGAATATGCACTTTTGATTAGTGAACTAGAAAAGACTTATCCGCAAATGACGGCCGACCAAGAAGAGGCAACCGATGAAGCGGCGGTTAAAGCCGACGAACTCGCTAAGGCTCAACAAGCATTGGCAGATGCGCAAGCTAAGGTCAACGCTTTACAAAATTAAATAAACTAAAAGACCCGATCAGATTAATTTCTGATCGGGTCTTTTTTACTTTAAATGTTAAGAAAACATTAAGGCAGTTTCTGTTAATCAATATAGAGATATACTTAATTTAGAAGAAAACAAAATAATATAGAATATAATTTTTATTGATTGATTAAAAAGGGGAGAAAAAATGGCAAATTACGTTTTTGATCAAAAAGATGATTTAGTATCGTATTTGTATTCGAAACTTGATAATCCTACAAACATGAAGATTCAGAAAGCAATGTATTTGTTATGGGCATTTTATGCTGGTACGTATGGTTCGTTAGAAAAAACTGCTGACAATTCGAATGTGTATCCAGAGTATTTGTTTCAGTCTGCTTTTGAGGCTTGGCGATATGGACCGGTAGATAACGAGCTTTATGGACGTATAAAAAGTGGGGTGTCGTTCGATATTGAAGGTCAACCACAAGATTTTTTAAATAATCATATTTCAGCAGATGTCACGAAAGACAAACAAAAAGTTAAAAATATCACTTCGTTTTTAACCAATCTCATTGATCAGATTGATAAAATGGATGACTTTGCCTTAGTTGCCCGAACACATGAAGACTCAAGTTGGACGGATTCATATATTGAAGGTATGAAACATATAGAGATGAAAGCTGAAACAATTAAAAAAGAATACGCACATAAGTTAAATGTCGGATGAGTTAGAAGTAAAAACGAATATTTTCAATGGATTAAACCTACAAAATTCTGAAATTGTACAGAATGATGTTAGGTCTTTTTCTATTGAACCGACTATTTTACAAATTGGATTAAATTATTATATTACTCCTAATTTTGATGAATTTGATGTTTTATTTTATGAAAAGGCAGGAAATAGTCTGCACATACCTGAGTTAGAGTTTACGAATTTTGACTCTGAATTTCCTAGCCATACTACAATTCGAAATGGATTTGATTTAATAAGTAAAGATATTAAAACTGCACTTTTAAAAGATACGGAATGGATTAAGAATCTTAGTAATTTTAAAGAGCATTTACTACCAATTTTGCAGAAATATATTCCTAACTATTTTCCGTCGGAATTAAACAATGGAGAGTATACTGAGTTTATTGAATCTAGAATTCACAAGAATATAGAAAAAGGTTCTTTCAGAATATTTTCAAAATACATTCCAAAGGGATCTTTTTGGACTAACGGTGACAAAGTTGAAAAAAATACATTAATTGTTTTATTTTATGATCCGTTTCATTTAGTATTCATGGACAGGTATCAGCAAAAGAATATAACGAATACTAATAAGTATAGCCGTGTTAAGCCTCACAATAAACATATTAGATCTAGATACTATGATAAAATTCCAAAAGAATTACGTATTGATATATCGAACAAGTTCAAAGGAACCGGTAAACAGTCACCAGAGGATCTTATAAGCGATTAAAGCACGCAATTATTTTAAATTCTGGAAAATAAATCACAGGGGACAGTGTATCAAATTGTTAAAGAGTCATATGACTTTGACAAAAAATACAATAGTGTGATAAATTTACTTATAGCGTATCTACGCTGACCCAGTGTTTAATCATAGTTTTCTCTACAATAAGAAAACTCATTATCCCTTTCCTTGGAACATGTTTGAAGATATGTTCTATAAATTCTCCACATTTCTGATTAATCACTGGGTTTTTGGATAAATATAAACGACCTATATCTGATGTAGGTCGTTTTTTATTAACGATAAAAAACTGACCGTTAATTCGGTTGTGTTAGATGGCTTCTGAATTTTATTTTGCTACAAACAGTCGTCGACGCCTTGATACCAGTGACCGACCACTCCCTGGTTGGGTCTTTTTTGTTTGTAAATAAAAAAAACACGACCGTTTAAGTCGTGCTTCAAATCGTTGCAGTGCTACGAAAGTGCTACAATCGTCTGCAAACGCCTATATATCAAGCGTTATGATGATCCACCCGGGAGTCGAACCCGGATTTCAAGAACCGGAATCTTGCGTGCGATCCATTACACTAGCGGATCATAACTATTCAATTATAGCCTATTTTGTCGAAATTTCAAAGAAAGTTTTTTCACCAATTTGAAATTTAATGTTACCGGCCAGAAAATCAGTCAATGTCGCTTGAAATTCGGGTAGTTCCACTTCGGCAACTGGCACGACCAGATGGACCGCCGTGTCGTAAGTGGTCGTCATAATTTGATAATCATGTGCGGTTAACCAGTATTGTAATGTCTCGGCTTGTTTGTAGTCGACGGTGAGGGTGACTTTGGTCCGCGTCAACCGTTCCACCAGACCAGCGGCTTTGACGCCTTCGGCGGTCGTGCCGGCATACGCCCGAATGAGCCCGCCAGCTCCTAACTTAATGCCACCAAAATAGCGCGTGACGACAGCAACGACATCATGGATGCCGTTTTTTTGTAGCACTTCAAGCATCGGCACGCCTGCGGTGCCACTCGGTTCGCCGTTGTCGGAATAACGTTGGATTTGGTCATTATCACCCAATAAATAGGCAAACACATTATGGGTGGCCTTGTAGTGCTGTTTATTAATTTTTTCGATAAACGCACGGGCATCTTCTTCTGACGAGATGCGGGCAATATTTAGAATAAAACGTGATTTTTTAATGTCTTGTTCCCAGACAAACTGATCTGGGGCGATTGTGATGTACTTGTCCAT